TTGCCACTTCTGCTACAGCGTTTTCAATCAACTCGGTCATACTGCCATCAGGCACAATTGCTGGGGCATTTCTGGTATCAAACAGTACCAAGGGTGGTACAACAGGAACTTTGTATTCCGCTGGTAGCTTTACAACTGGTAACCGTACCGTGTTGGCTGGCGATACATTGAATGTAACTTACACCGCTAACTGCTAAGGACTCATCATGGCTATCAAATTTGTAATTGGCGAAGAAGTCAAAGTCACTCCAGCTCCTGTTGATCCTGCTGGGCCAGTCGAGGCATTCCAAATGGATGCTACTGGAAACATTCAGTATTTAATTTCTTGGGTAGACGAAAACAGTATTACCCAACAAAGATGGTTTAACGAAGATCAACTGGTAGCGGCATGATATGTCTGATGGCGGATGGGGTTCAGGAACATGGGGACAAGCCGCTTGGGGCGGGTCTGTTTTTGACTCTTCCGTTAATGAAACTTTAGTAAGTCCTTCATGGGGTGAAGGTACTTGGGGTAATTCTGTATGGGGAGGTCAGTCAAGCTTAACTGAATCCATTACATACACTTCCTCAATTGACTTGAATGTAGTGGAGTCACTAACGTCATCTTGGGGTCAGGGGGAATGGGGTAATAATGTTTGGGGCGGTCAGTATTCTTTGCAAGATGTGGTTGTTGGTGGGATTGTGCTGGTGTCCAATCTCAGCGAGACAATCACAGTAACAGATTCGGTTGATGCGTTTACGGGTATAGCGGTAGATGTATCTGAGTCAGTCAGCCTAGCGGATACGGTAACGGCTCTTGAGGTTTTTGGTTGTTCTGTAGTAGAGACAATTGTTGTAACGGATTCAGTAGATTCTGCGTTTGCAATCAGCACGGCGATTTCTGAGTCAGTTACAGCAACATCCACGGTTGATGCAAGTTTACTTTACATCAGTACGGTAAGCGAAACAGCAACGGTGACTGAGACGGTTGTTGGGACAATAAGTATTTCAGCGGCTTTGTCTGAGACCATAACGGTCACGGATTCAGTCAGTACAACTCAGACATTTGCTTGTCCTATAGCTGAGTTAGTGGTTTTAGCGGATACGGTAGTGGCACTACAGACGTTTAGCTGTGCCATCACAGAGACGGCAACGGTTACAGATAGCTCGTTTGGGGGGTCTGTATACAATTCTTCGTCGAGTGAAACGGCTACAGTAACAGATGTATATACACCGGGCGGTTCGTTTGGTGTGGCGGTATCTGAAACGGTAGTGCCTTTGGATATATTGGCAGGTGCGGTTAGCGCAGTGGTTAGTGTGCTGGAGACGATATCCTTACTGGATTCTTTGACCAATACATTAAGTTCTGCAAACGGTTTGACAGAAACGGTTACTTTAACGGATGTACAAGATGTACCGGGAAGTATCTATTTTGTTCAAATTGGTGAAAGCGTCACCGCAACTGACTCGGTTTTTGGTAGACTGTTGTGGGAACTAATTGATGACAGCCAGACGGCATTGTGGCAAAATGTGAATGATTCGCAAACGGTTACATGGAATTTAGTTGGATCAGCTCAAACTCCAAATTGGGGTGCAATTGGGACAACTCAAACACCGGGCTGGACAGATGTTGATGATGCAGAAGCAGCAGGTTGGACAACTATTCCTACAACTTAGGAGATTTTAAATGGCAAATACATCGCTAATAGGTTTAACCCTACCATCCACAGGAACCTTATCAGGTACTTGGGGTGATACGGTTAACAATGCTATTTCACAAATTGTAGATGTAGCAGTAGCAGGTACACAAACAATATCTACAGATGCAGATATAACGCTAACGCTTACAACTGGAACTTCTGCTAGTACGGGATTAACAGCAAATAGCTCTCAATATGCAGTTATTCTTTGGACTGCTAGTGGAACAGCAACACGCACCATCACAGTTCCAGCTACATCTAAGACATATGTAGTTATCAATAAAACAGGCAGCACTCAGTCAATCATTGTTATTGGTGCTACTGGAACAGGCGTAACAATTGTTGCTGGAGAGAAGGCTGTAGTAGCTTTTGATGGAACCAATTATGTAAAAGTTGCTTCTAATCTAGCAACAGCTTTAACAGGTATAGTTCCCCCAGCCAACGGCGGTACAGGTATAGCAAATAATGCAGCCAGTACAATCACAATTTCAGGTAATTTTGGAACTACATTAACGGTTACTGGTACAACCGCAGTTACTCTTCCTACAAGCGGAACATTGCTAACAACAACAGGCTCTGGTTCTTCTTTAACATTTGGAACAGGTTCTTTAGCACTTGCAGGCAACTTAACAACCACAGGAGCTTTTGCTTCCACGTTTACTGTTACAGGTGCTTACACTTATACATTACCTGCCGCAACAGATACATTGGTTAATCTTGGGTCAAGTCAAACTTTAACAAGTAAAACGCTTACCAATCCTACAGTTACCAATTATGTTGAAACGCTTTATTCAGTAACAGGAAGTGCAACTCTTGCATTGACCAACGGTACGGTACAAAAGGTAACTACATCAGGATCAACAACAATTACATTGCCAGCAAGTGTGACTGGTAAGAGTTTTACTGTTATTGTGTATTACGCTGCTGCTGATGCAATTACATGGGCTGGTGGAACTACATTAAAGTGGGCAGGTGGAACAACTCCTACTGCAACATCTGCAACGGGTAAATACGATATATTCAATTTCTACCAAGACGGTACAAATACTTACGGTAGTATTTTTGGGCAGAACTATTAATGTTTAGCGCATCTAAATCATCTGCACCTGCTGGTGGAGCAATTACTCTTTCTAAGTCTTTAAGATTTAGAAATAGTGCTTCTGCTTATTTAAATAGAACATTTAGCACACCAACAAATAGCAGCAAATGGACATATAGCACTTGGTTAAAACGTGGAACCTTATCATCAACTAACAATTTATTTTTAACAGGCCCATATACTGCAAGTGCTTATGCAAATTCAAGAGTACAATTTAGTTCATCAGGTACTTTAAATTACTTTGATTACAATAGTGGATATTCTATTCAACTTGTTTCCACTGCTGTTTATGTTGATCCATCCGCTTGGTATAACATTGTTGTTGCTGTTGATACAACACAAGCCACATCAACAAATAGAGTAAAAATTTATGTTAATGGAAATCAAATTACTGCATTTAATACTGCAACATATCCAACTCAAAATTTTGTAACTCAAATAAATTCTGCTCAAGCGCATTATTTTGGTTATGGTTACCCAGCAGAAGGTGGTTATTTTGATGGCTATTTTTCAGACGTTTATTTTATTGATGGTCAACAATTAACCCCATCATCATTTGGTGCAACAGACGCAACAACAGGACAATGGGTTCCCGCCAAGTACACAGGTACATACGGTACTAATGGGTTTCATTTGCCATTTAACATAACAGGTAACTCAACTTATTACGGTTCTTTTAATGGATCAAATCAATATTTAACAGTTGCAGATAATGCAGTTTTAAATATGGGGTCTAGTAATTTTACTATTGAAGGATGGTATTACCCATTAGCAAATGTACCCGCATCTTCTGGTATATTTTCTAAAAGGGCAAACGGGGGTGTTGTAGGTGGCATTTTATTTTATATGTCTACTTTAGGACTTACTCCAAGATTGCTTGCTGATATTGGTGGCTCATGGGGAGTAGACTTTACTGCATCATCAGGATTTACATTAAACCAATGGAATCATTTTGCGGTTGTTAGAAACTCAAGTACATGGACTATTTATATAAATGGTATTTCTGTAGGAACTACAACAAACTCAGGAACTGTTACAACTAATACAGCAGCATTTGGCATTGCTGTTGATGATGCAATAAGAGATTTTGCTCCAGTTAATGCGTATATTTCTAACTTTAGAGTTGTTAAAGGAACAGCAGTTTATACTGCAAACTTTACACCATCTACTGCACCATTAACTGCAATTACAAATACATCTTTGTTAACTTTGCAAAATTCAAGTATTGTTGATAACTCAGGAAATTCATTATCAATTACCAATACAGGTACTGTTACTACGACATCAAGTACATCCGTATTTGACGGTGTAGATATTGCAGCAGATACAAGCGGTAATGCAAATAATTGGAGAACTAATAACATCAGTTTAACTGCGGGTTCAACATACGACAGTATGAATGATGTGCCTACGTTGACAAGTGCAACTGTTGCTAATTATGCGGTGTTGAATCCTTTATATGGATCAGCATCAACAATTACCAATGGTAATCTTACTGTAACAATTACAGCTGCTACAACTGCTTATGCGTCAATTTCATTTACAACTGGAAAATGGTATTGGGAAATAACAGAATCCGCAACGATAACTGGTAGTTATCTTGGTGTTATGGATTCAACTTATATAAAAACAGATAGTTTATGGAGTTCTCAAGCAAGAACATATGTAGATAATGGCAATAAATACAATGGGACATCAACTGCCTATGGCGCAACATATGCAAATGGAGATGTAATTGGTGTAGCTGTTGATATGAGTGCTGGCACTATTGTGTTTTATAAAAATAACACAAGTCAAGGAATAGCTTTTTCTGATTTAGCTGGTAAAGAATGGAGACCAATGTTTTATGCTGGCGCCGCAACACAAAATGTCAACTTCGGTCAACAACCATTTACCTACACGCCCCCATCGGGATACAACGCTGTAAATACATATAACTTATCTGCGCCTACTATTGCTCAAGGTAATAAGTATATGGATGCTACTTTGTATACTGGTAATGGTGGAACTCAATCAATTACCAATGCTGGGGGATTTCAACCTGATTTTGCGTGGATTAAAGATAGAAATACTACAGCTAACCATCAGTTAATAGATTCTGTTCGTGGAGCTGGGTATTCTTTATTTTCAAACACAACAGATGCAACGACAAATTACACAGCATATTTTACATCGTTTGCTACAAATGGTTTTAACCTTGCTGGTGGTACTGGCGCATTTAATAACAACGGAGACCCTTATGTTGGATGGCAATGGAAAGCGGGCGGTACAGCAGTATCCAATACTTCTGGGTCAATCACAAGCTCTGTAAGTGCAAACACTACTGCTGGATTTAGTATTGTTACATATACAGGTACAGGTTCTAATGCAACTGTGGGTCATGGATTGGGTGTTGCTCCAAGCATGATTATTATTAAATGCAGAAATGCGTCTGGTGACATTTGGCCCGTTTATCATGTAAGTATTGGAAATACACAGTATTTGCGGTTAAATGGAACTAATGGGGCTGGAACATACAACGAATGGCAAAATACAACTCCAACATCATCAGTTTTTTACATATCAAATGATACTGTATTAAATACAAATGGGAATACATATGTTGCCTATTGTTTTGCACCTGTAACGGGATATAGTGCTTTTGGTAGTTACACAGGCAATAAAAGCACCACAGGGCCATTTGTATATTTGGGATTTAGACCAAAATTTATTATGTTTAAAAATTCATCATCTGTTGGTGGTGATTGGAATATTCTTGATACAAGTAGAAGTCCATACAATGTTATGAATAGCGCACTTCAACCAAATGGCAATTATGCAGAAGCATCTAATTCTAATTACACAATGAATTATTATTCTAATGGGTTTCAAATTGGAACTATAAATGACGAATTAAATTCATCAGGAGGAATTATTATTTACATGGCATTTGCTGAAAACCCATTCAAATACGCCAACGCACGATAAGGACACATCATGTTTGCAATTATCAAAGACAATACAATAGAACAACTCATTCCTAGTGGAAGTCAATTTACTATTGGAGATACTCAATACCCATCCAACTGGGTTAACTTATCTACTCCAGAAGAAAAGCAAGCCCTTGGAATGGTAGATGTAGTTTATGGAACTAGACCCGATGACAGATACTATTGGGTAACAGAGTCTTCCCCAGTCATTGCCAATGGAGTGGTAGAGATTAACTACACATCAACCCTTAAAGACTTGGACGGATTAAAGAAAAATGCTATTGAACAAGTCAATCGAACAGCCTATTCATTGCTTGCACCTACAGACTACATGAGCATCAAGGCATTAGAGACAAACACAACTATGCCTGACACTTGGAAAACATGGAGAGAATCCATTAGAACGACTGCATTAAATGCAAAGACTGCTATCAATGCAAGTACAGACATCGACAGTCTAATTACTGCAAGTACAGTTACATGGGCAAATAATCCTGATTATGTAGCACCACAAGGGAATTAATCATGGCAACTAATTTTATTCAAAAGGCAATCAAACATCCCGGCGCACTCCGCAAGGAACTTGGCGTTAAAGAAGGCAAAACGATTCCCGCAAAGAAGTTAGCCGCCGCTGCAAAAAAACCCGGGAAACTGGGGCAACGTGCAAGGCTGGCTGAGACGCTCAAAAGCTTTAAAAAATAATATGTGGATCCTTTCACTCTTGTTGCCCTTGCATCCTCTGCGTTCAAGCTCGTCAAAGAATCATGCGAGATGTACAAAGAGGGGCGGCAATACGTCCTTGATGCGAAAGCTGAAGTTGAAGGTGTTGTTGGAGATTTAAAAGGTATCCAAGCGGATGCCAAGGGAGTCTGGGGTTTCTTAACGGGTCTTTTTGGTGGCAAGAAAGAAGCAATTCAACAAAAATCTGTTGAAAAGACCGTTAAAAAGGTAAAAGCCAAGGCTCCTGAGTTTGATGAGAATCAAATTTATGCCCAAGTTGCGGATGCTTTGACCAAGTTCTTTCATGCCTACAATGGTCTGAAGCACTACAAAGAAGAGCAAGAGACAACAGCCACCAAGGTGGGGGACGAGGAAGGACAAGACATTGCAATCAAGTTAGTCATTGCTGACTTGCAGATGGAAAAGTTAAACGAGGAGCTGAGAGAGTACATGGTGTACCACGTTCCACCTGAATTTAAGGATCTTTATAGCCGTGTAAACAAGATGATCGGACACATTGCCAACCAACAGCAACTGGCACGAAAAGAGGAATCGGACAGAAAGAAGGCATTGGCATGGCAACGAAGACTGGTTATAAACCGAATCAAACACAGGGTGGTAATCGGGGGAGTAACTACCCTAGTGATCCTGTGGGCGTGGATGATAATACTGACGATGATTCCTTCTTCGTCATTGTGATTGTAATTTTGTTGGCGGTGATCTTGTTCTTCATGCCCGTCCTCATGTGGATGTACATGGATGTAAGGCAGACCGAGATTAAAGTTCAGAAGCTTGTAAAGAAGTTGGAGAATAAATAAATGGATTGGTTAAAGTCAATAGCACCCACGATAGCCACAGCTCTTGGCGGCCCACTTGCTGGTCTTGCTGTCAACGCTGTCTCATCTGCTCTAGGTATAGACCCTAGTAAGGTAGAAGAAACCATACAGTCAGGAAAACTCAGCGCAGATCAAATAGCATCTATCCAGCAAGCGGAACTTGGGTTGAAGGCTCGGGCGCAGGAGCTTGGTCTTGACTTTGCTAAGTTGGCTGTAGACGATAGAAAGTCTGCCAGAGAACTTCAAGCCACAACACGCAGTTTTATCCCACCAGCCTTGGCTATTCTAGTCACGGTGGGTTTCTTTGGTATTCTGGTGGGCATGATGATGGAAACATTCAGAACAAGTGAAGCTCTGATGTTGATGCTTGGGAGTCTAGGCACGGCTTGGACGGGGATCATTGCGTTCTATTTCGGGTCTTCTGCTGGTTCACAAGCAAAAGATGATTTACTACACAAAAGCACACCCTCAAAATGACCATACTCACCAAAAACTTCACTCTTGAAGAGCTAACACACACCGATCATAGGGAGTTTTCAAATGAACCTAACGAATCTGAAAGAGCAAATCTTGTCCGTCTCGCAGTCTTTTTGGAGCAAGTTAAAGAGCTTCTTGGTGGAAAGCCAATCATGGTTAACTCAGGTTTTAGGTCTAAACAAGTTAACGACTCGGTTGGAAGCTCTGATCGTTCTCAGCATCGTGTGGGTTGCGCTTGTGATTTTCGTGTGCCTAATATGACTCCCGATGAAGTCGTTAAATTAGTTATTGCCTCTGGTTTGGAGTATGACCAAGTCATCCGTGAGTTTGACCGTTGGACGCATATTTCAGTGCCAAACCACCCAGACGATAAACCTAGACGGCAAGCACTTATCATTGATAAAATGGGTACAAGACCATACGCATAGGTAAATCATGCCACTTAAGAAGCTCGTTTTAAAACCGGGGGTTAACCGTGAAAACACTCGATATACGAACGAGGGTGGCTGGTATGAATCCGACAAAATACGTTTTCGTCAGGGAAATCCTGAGAAGATTGGGGGTTGGGTTAGGTTTTCCACTTACACATTCCTTGGCATATGCCGTTCGCTTTGGAATTGGATTACTCTTAGTAATCTTAATTTGCTTGGGCTTGGCACTAACTTAAAGTTCTACCTTGAAAACGGCGGTGGCTATAACGATATCACCCCTATCCGTAGCCATGCCACATTAAGCAATCCATTTGTTACTGTCAATACTTCAACTACGGTAACCGTCACCCATACTGGACATGGCGGCATCACAGGTGACTTTGTTACTTTTAGCAATGCTGCAACTGTTGGTGGGTTGAATTTAAACGGTGAATACCAAATAACTTATGTAAGCAACAATTCTTATACGATTGAATCTGCAACCGCAGCTACTTCATCTGTTCCGGGCGGTGGAGGTGGTACGACAGTTCAGGCTTTATATCAAATCAATGTAGGTTTGGAGTACGAAGTTCCATTAACTGGCTGGGGCGCAGGTGGATGGGGATTAGGTGTTTGGGGATATGGTAGCACTTCAGTTGCTGGACTAAGGTTATGGAGTCAATCTAACTTTGGACAGAACTTGGTAGCCAGTTTTAATGGCAGTCAAATTTATTACTGGGATTCTCAGTATGGCGTAACCCCTGCACCTTTTACTATAACTATTGCAACGCCAGCGGTAGTAACTTCTACTGTTAGTTTGACAAACAACTCACCTGTTATTTTAACCAATACAGGCTATCCATCTGCTCTGCCTACTGGTTTAACTGCGGGTGTCACTTACTATGTAATTAACTCTACTGGATTTACGTTTAACTTAGCCGCTACAGCAGGCGGTGCGGCAATCAATACATCAGGAACGCAGTCTGGAACCCATTACATACTTCCAAATCTTATCCCGCTATCATCGTTATATGGTGCGTCCGATACACCTACCGTTCAGAATTTTGTATATGTGTCTGATGTCAGTCGCTTTACTTTTGCTTTTGGCTGTAACGATTATGGTAGCTCTATACAAGATCCTATGCTCATTCGCTGGACGGATCAAGAATCTGTAACTCAATGGACTCCAAGTGCTACAAACCAAGCAGGTAGCGTTAGACTGTCTCATGGCTCTTACTTGGTTACATCTATTCAAACCCGTCAAGAGATTGTGGTGTTGAGTGACTCAGCCGTGTATTCACTTCAATACGTTGGATTGCCAGCGGTATGGAGTAGTCAATTGCTTGGTGACAACATCTCCATCATTGGGCAAAACGCCATAGCACAAGCATCTGGTGTTGTGTTTTGGATGGGGATTGATAAATTCTATTTCTACGATGGTCGTGTTCAAACACTAAATTGTGATCTGCGTAGATATATTTATCAAGATATTAACTTGAGCCAAAACCAACAATGTTTTGCCAGTACCAATGAAGGTTTTAATGAAGTTTGGTTCTTCTATTGTTCTTCAGGCAGTACGGTCATCAATCGGTATGTTGTGTATAACTACGTTGAAAAGAACGCAAATGGCGGCATAGGCGTATGGTATTACGGCACATTAGGTCGGACTGCTTGGCTTGATTCAGGGTTAAGAAGCTATCCTATTGCGGCTACATATAGCAAGAATCTAGTCAACCATGAATATGGAAATGATGATGGAGAAACAGGTACTTTAGCCCCAATAACTTGTTATGTTTCTTCCTCAGAGTTTGACATCGATGACGGGGACAAGTTTGGGTTTATTTGGAGAATGTTACCTGACTTGACGTTCTCAGGCTCTGATGCTTCACCTACACCACAAGCTACATTTACTTTCTATCCTATGCAGAACTCAGGTTCAGGTACAGGTACTCCAGTTGGCGGAACTGTCAGTCAATTAACAGGTGTTCAGTATACAGTTACAGAAGGATTCACAGGACAGATCAATACTCGAGTGCGTGGTCGCCAGTTAATCCTTAAAGTTGGTTCAACAAACCTTGGTACGACATGGCAGTTAGGCTCGCCTCGTATCGACATCAGACCAGACGGACGCAGATGAGTTACATCATTACTTCTGAAAACGAGCTATTTAAAACAGTAGCTCCTAACTTGCCATTGGCTAGTGAAGAATATACTCGCCTGTACCAAGAGCAGTTAAACAATGTGCTGCGTCTGTACTTTAACCGTATAGATAAACTGATGGGGCAGTTGAATGCTACTGCTCCTTTAAACACAATTACTTTTACCGTTTACACGGTGGCTACATTACCAAGCGCAGTAACTTCTGGTGCTGGTGCTGTAGCGTTTGTATCTGATGCTTTGGCTCCTGTGTTTGGAAATACGGTTGTTTCTGGTGGTGCGGTCAAAGTGCCAGTGTATTCTGACGGAACTAATTGGAAGGTTGGATAATGGCAGACACCAAACTTCCAGTCTGGGCAAACAATGATTTAGCCACTTACTCGGCATTTACAGGCTTGCCCGCTGATCTTACTAAATCTGCGCCTAAAACTATTGACCCCCAAAAATCCACCAAAGGCTTGGAATTTGTGCCCGGGGATGAAGATAGTGGCACTCCGGGAACATATAGATTTTCAATTGATACCCCTGCGGGTTGGGATCCAAAAGTACCGCTCTACGCAAACTATGATAGCCAAGGTAATTTAGCTAACTTTAGTGGCGCTAATCCTGTCTTTCCTGCTGATGAAAACGGCAAATTAAACGGTAAATCTAAGTTTAATCCTGTTTGGGATGCTTCTGGTAAAGCCGAGCCCATACAAAATACAACTCATGGCGGGTGGGAAGGCACACCAATGGTCATGGCAGGGCTTTCAATGATTCCCGGCGTAGCCCCTGTCATGGCTGGTTTAAATGCAGCTAATTCTTTGGCTCATGGTAAATTTGATACGTCAACTATTCTTAATGGATTGACTGCTGCTACAGGTTTAGGCGCTAACTTTGGAATGGATCCAGCGCTTTTAGAAAATTTAAAAGTTGCACAAAAAGTAGCGGGCGGCATAAACGCTATTCAAACCAAAAATGTACCCGGCATAGTTAATGGTTTGATGCAAATGGCGGGCAGTTCAGATGACGCCAAAGTTGTTACAAACGCATTAAATGCCATAACTGCACTTAAGAAAAACAATCTTGCAGGGGCTTTAAGCGCGTTAAATAATATTACTGGGAGTGTTGACCCTCAAGTAGTTAATTTTGCTACTAAAGTTATAAACCAAATTCAAAGCCCAGGTTCTCTAACCACTCCCAGTATTAACGTACCAGCAGTTCTTCAACCAACAGCGCAACCTGCGGCACAACCCGCTGCCCAACCAGCTAGTCAACCTCAAGCAAATACCGCGCCCACCGCAGATTTAAACGCTGTACAATCTATGCAGTTTGCAAATGCCTTGGGAATACCCACTTCTTTGCTTTACAAAGCTCCAAAACAAGAGTATTTTGGAGCAACCGCACAGGTTATTGACCCAAAAACTGGGGAGGTCAAGTTTGTCAAAGAAAGCCCAACGGACATACAACCCACCACTCCTGCGTTTGAATTACAAAACTCACCAATTGTTGCTAAAAGAGAGCAAACCAGCGAAAATGATAGAAATTCTTTTGCTGATAATCTTGCAAGCAACGACGTCACATTTGACGATGTTTTAAATATTTTAAGAGGTTAATATGGCTAAAGTAGTAAGCTCAACTTATAACCCAGAATCCGAGCTGTATGATATCGAATGGGATAATGGCGAATCTACTACGTCTGGTTCTGATATGGATGTGGGTACATCTGACGGTACTCCTTCTAGTTCCGCTGGTACTACTAAATCTACAGCAACCAATACAACAAAAAATGATATAGTTTTAAATAAACAATTTACAACTGATACAGGTGAAACATATGGTATAACCGCAGATGGTAAATATGTAAGAATACCTGTTGGTGGCACAATGGCAGATGCCGAAGCAGTTGATAAAGCAGAATTTGATGGGATGGCTAAAGGGGTAGCAAGTTCTAGTTCTAGTCCCGGCGGAACAGGAACTGCTTCATCTACAGGATATGCGGCTTCTTCAACAAGTCCTAACCTTCTTACCCAAATGCAAAACTTGCTAAAGGGTGGCGGGCTTGGTACAGCAGGCGGTGTTGCCGCTTTAACTGCTATTAGTAAAGCATTAGGTGGTGGCTTAATTAACCCCGGCGGTACAACAGGCGTATACCGCGGATACCAAGGTGGTATTCCAGAGTTAACCGCAAACCGAACAATGAATCAAATACCTGCTAACTACAGGCCCGGCGGTGGTGGTTTATCTTATTTTTCACCTTTAACGTTTACAAATCCAGCAGGTAAAGTAGTTACAGGTATTGGCGGTAGCGGATCTCCTATGAACGCAGGGGACGCAACAGGTAATGTAACAGGTGCTACACAAGCAGGCGCATTGACTCCCACAAATACCAATATACCCGGCGGTATTACAACTGTTGGGGATACAACAGGATTAGCCAAACAACTGGCTGACCAACGCGCAGCCATTGATGCGGCAAACAAAGCCGCTACTGACGCTGCCAATAAAAACGCTGCTGATAAACTAGCTGCTGATAAACTAGCTGCTGATAAACTTGCGGCGGATAAACGTGCGACTGAAAAAACTGCGGCTGATGCGTTAGCTGCTGAAACCGCTAGAAAAGGTACGCAAACTGCGCTAGGTAATATTATTGCCAAGTATCCCAACGCAACTAAAGATCCGCATCAGATGAATCAAAGGAATGTTGAGCTTGCTAACTACATGGACACCCATGGCGTAAAAGCCGCTGATCTTCCTAGCATTTTAAAAGGCGCGTCATACGGGCAAGATTGGACACCTGATGTTATTAATTCAACATATAAATCAATTGACCCATTGGCTCAAGTTATTTCTGCTTATAACGACAAAACAAAAACACCTGCACAAGTAGCCGCACTAGCGGCACAAAATAATATTACTACCAAACAGTTGCAAGACTATGGAGTCGATACTACAAGTTTAAATAATCTAGCAACTCAAGGTTATTTATCTACACCGCTTTTAGCAGATACGTTAAAGCAAGACTACAACGCGGGAACTCCCGCGGGCATCGCTTCAATCAACAGCATCCTTGCTAGCAATCCATCTCTTACCGCTACAAAAATACAGGAAATGTTTCCTGGTATTAATTTAAATGAAGTTGCTGGAAAGGGTGTCAATATTCCTGGATATACGCCTACAGCTACAGCAGCTCCTGCGGCAACTGCTACCACAGGGGGCATAAGTTCAATTGCGGGCAATACTGGCGCAGCTCAAGCACCTGCCGCAGCTACA